ATCCTGCTAGTTTAGCTAGTTCATCTGTGGTATAAAACATCAGGTGTTCTTTAATTTGAAATCTATCATAGAATGGTTGACTAAGATTACCACCATTAGTAGTTGCTCCAACTAAAGTAAATACCGGAAGATCAATTGTTTCTGGAGTATTTTCAATAACCATTGTGATAACAAAATCTTCCATAACAGGATATAGAAATTCTTCTACAATCTTAGGAAGTCTATGAATCTCGTCGATAAATAAAACTGATCTTGGATTCATGCCTGTTAGGTATGGTAAAATATTCTTAACGCTTCTAATATTAGCGGCATTAATTGAATATAAACTAACATCCAATTCTGTAGCAATGGCGCTCGCTATGGTTGTTTTTCCTAAGCCTGGAGGGCCGTCCAATAAAACATGGGGCATAACAGTGCTTGTTCCTTTGCATCCAGAAACAAGAATACGAAGATGATCAATCACATCTGACTGACCGATAACACTGTCAAACTTCTGTGGCCTGAGAGAAGCTGTCATTTTTTACTCCAATGTCAAAAATAGCTGTTTTTACCAAAGTATTAATATTACGACTGTGTGTTTTTGAAAAAGCATCATCTATCATTGTGATAGCTTCTGCTTTAGAAAAACCATAGCTTTCTAGAAGTATATCTGACTTCTCCAAAAAGTCAACACCTTCATTTTCTTCAACCAGAGATGTTGGTTCTTGTTTGATTACTTCTTGTTTTTCTTCTTTGAATTTAAACTTTAACTTTTCGATCTGTTTAACTTTTAAAATTGAATCACAGTACTCGCATAATATTTTATATCCATTAATTTTATTTTCTTTTAGTGATAACCAATGATTAGCTCCACATTCTGGACATATATATTTAAGATGAATATCAGCTTCTACTGGTTTAATATCTTTATATATTTTATTTTTTTGTGTCATCTTCTTTTATCCAAAAAACAAAATCATTAGCAGTTTCATCAAATGCGGTTTCAAGCTGACCCTTATTTACTAGGTTATGAAGTATATTGCTAACCATTCTATTAGAAAAAGACTCTAACATTTTAAAATAATTTTGCGTATTTATTAAGTACTCATTCTGATTATAGTCTTTATTTTTTGATAATTCTGTAAAATTTTTAGATATATTTATTGACTCATCAAAAGTTAGTACAGAATTTAATTCTTCTGTTTCCTCTGCTGTTAGAATATTCAAGATATCCTTCACTGGTATTTCTTGATACTCTTCTTTGCCAAAGTTTTTATAAACTAAAATTCTAGAAGCATTTATAAAATCATCAAGATTAGAAATTTTAAACCACTCATTTGTTGAATAATCCATAATTAATTTAATATATCAAATATTCCCTTATAATAGTGAGGCTGTTGAACAAAATATGATGCGTGACTTGTTAGGTGATTTATGTATTCTGATTGTAAGGGATTACTGATAAAATATTTTTTCTTCCAAATTGGAGAACCTTGATAGTTATTCCCCAAATACTGGAAGGTTTTATCCTTGCCAGTACTGGAGAAGTAACTATTCACAGGAAACGACTTGTAAGGAAAACCGGAAATACTAGGTGTAACGTACCATACGTTTGGAGAGGAATCAACTATGTCATTTAGAGCATCGTATAGCATTTTCCCCCAAGCATCCCAAGCGTCGGGATCAAACTTGAAATATTTTTTATATTGACTCTCTAAATTGTCCTGACTATCTTCATAGTCATCATAGTCATCTTCATAATCTTCGTGCATATATTATCCGATACAAAACTTGTCACTAATTTGAGAAGCAAGGTCTTTAGCGGCACTGGCTAGGAATCTATTGTTACTAAAGTAGAGTGGCGTCGAGACTTGATTAAGGAACTCCACGACCGTCTTTAAAAGTTTCGTCTGCTGACCATCAAGGTTTATATCCTCGTCAGGCAGAGCGTCCTGTGAGTCTGTGGAACCATCTTCGTCGTCTACGAAAGCGTCATTTACTTTGGCCCAATCGACACTCACAGGATTCACAGGCATTGGATCGCCATAAATACGCTCAGATAGAGAATGTTTATCCAAACCTTCTGTACCAGCATTTCGCAATTCATTAATAATTTTGGTAGCAACATCTGCGGATACTGGAATTCCAGTGATGTCAGCTTGCTTATAAGCTTTGGCATAACCTTTGTACCATTCATCGCTACACTTTTCAGGAATAATTTGTAGAGTAGCTGGCTGGCCTGTTAGTGCTGACTTTAGATCAGCAACATTAATTGGTTGACCAGTACTGCCTGGAAGCAGACTCGTGAAATATGGAGCCTTCTTTTCCCAGCCCTTACGCCACCAAGTGTAAGGTACACGATAAATCTGATTTGGCTTGATGGCTCTTGGATCACCATCAAAGTAATTTACCAGCTTTTTCTGCAAACCATTCCAGAAAGTCTTGTTTGATCCAACAATATTCCTTGAAGCATCATCAAAAATCCAGTAACACTGATAGCCATTACGAGTATCAACTACCCAGCTTGGCTTTACGGGAAAGGTATTAATCTTGTTCAAGAATTGCTTCTTCTTCTGCATGACAATACTGGGTTTAAAGTATTTACCCTCACTATCTCTACCAGCATCCATATCACAGAAGCAGCAGGTAAATTGCTTGATAGCATAAAGCTTGCGACCCCCATTGACATAAAAATAAGCATCAGAATGATTATTTACATTAGCATCAAGCATCTCGTTAAGATCGTTAGTGTGATTCATACTACTAATCTTCTTACGAGGATTACCATTATAAACAAAAATATGACTTTGCTTAAAAGAGTTCAAAAAAACATTTCTTTCAGTATTGTAATGACCATTATTCAGATTCTTATCAAACGGATTAAAACCAAGATTATCGCTAAACATTTTTTAATTTTCCTTTTTCCACTTCCATCCAACATAATGATACTGGGATAGTAAACGCTACTATCAAAAACAATATCCAAAAAGATGGTAACGGAATCGAACCGTTATTGTATGATAGTAAAAACTATATAGGTACTATCTTACAAGTTCCAAACACCACCTTGATTATTAATTAGTACTGATCATCCTCATAATCTTCATCATCTTCATCATCTTCATCCTCATCATCATACTGATCCCAGTAAGCTTCATCATACTCATCATACAAACTTTCTTCCTCATCATAATAAGAATCTTCGTCAAACTCGCTCTTATAAAGAGGCTTAAGAAGTTCACCTTGGTATTCACCAACTACCTCGTATCGACAAGTACGAAGCTTTTCATGATTACAATCGCTAGGAACACTGACTACATCTCTGGGATGAATCTTTACAATAACGATTCTATCACCAGCATCAACACTACCATAACCAGCAACATAATTCAATGCACCAGCATGAAGTCCTTGTGAACAACCAACAGATCGATTATCATCAACTTTTGCTCGTTGCATTTCACAAACCTTACCAACATGATTATCAAACTTACCAGCATACTTATCCATAAAGTCAGACCTAACCGCCTTATATGCTAGGAAACAACCATCTTCTGTAATAGGCAGCAGTTCATGCTCCAAGAAATCATACAATTCCTTCTGGCTCTGCATACTAGGATTTTCCATAAGATTATTCAAGAAGTTAACGAGTGGCTGGAACGGTAGTCCCTTGCTCATAAACTCAAGAATTCTCTTACTAATACTACCATGAACTTCTTCACCCTGATAAAAAACCTTACCATTCTTGACTTCAACAAGACCATCACTAAAGTTAGCAACAGCCTTTTCAAGATCAACCAATTCTACCAACTCATCATTAGTAGCAGTTGGCAGAGCCTCCAAAATCATACGATAATTAATATGATCTGGAAGCACTTGATGAGCCTTGTTGTTAAGGATCAGTGTCAGATTACCATCAACCCACATAAAAGGAACACTCATGTTAATTCTCCTGTGAAATTTAAACTCAAACAATTGTCTTACTGACCAGCTTTCTGAATGACTCCGTATCATTCATCCTGTGATTCCAACTATTACTGCTATGATAATAGTTGTTTCTAAATGCTGACAACGGATTATCACTAGTAAGCTCTCTCAAGTTGCCGTTGACCTCATTGCTACACACAATATACTTCAACATCGGTTGCTTGTCAAGAGCATCTTTAATCTGCTTTCGCAATTCGTCAATTTTGACAAGCTTATCCTTCAAAGAATCGTCTGGCTTAATGGTCTTTTTCATAGAGGAATCATCTGGATAAAATGCTTTAATCCAATTATTGAGTTGAATATAAGCAATATTAGCATCACGAATTTCATTACTATTGATACCATTAATACCAATCTTATCTAGAATCTTAGTCAAGTGAGCAAAGTAATCAGACTGTTTAAACTTAGCAATATCAAACTTTACCCTATGGATAGTATCTGCAAAGAATTCCATAATCATACAGTTATCAATAAGTTCCACAATCTTAGTATCGCTAATATTATTTGCATAATCCAAGCCAAAAATATTTAGCATATGCCACAAAAAGTTTCTATCGGTATAGTTACGATTATAATATCTATCACGATTTTCTTCCTTGTTGTATTCTTCTTTGGCATACTCTACAAGACCGTTATAGACAGAAACATTCTTAAACTTAGCATCATAAAGTTCTTCAAGCTTAGACTTCATAAAGTCATTGAAGTTGATCAGATTATATCCGTCCTTAATGAGCTTTTGAGCATAGCTTTCCTTAATTGCGTAGATATTAGTATCTCCATACAGACTCTTTACCAAGTCTTTGGAAGCTTCCTTAGTCATCTTATTAATATCTCTGATCGCAGGATAACCCTCTACTGAGCCATAGCGAAGAATTGGTACATATACAATCTCGTCTTGATCAAGCACACCATCTCGCTCATCTTGATCCGCAATTTCCTGCATATAGTATGAGTCATTCATAGAGCCAGGGAGAGCCTTTGCACTAGTCAGACTACCATATACTAGAAAAATATTATCTGCACTCACAGTGCCAGCAGAATCTCGACTACTAGTTTTACGAGGTCCACTGTTAAGTAGACTCTTGTGGTCTGATACGTTTACGACATTAGCTTCACCACCAATATGCTTAATCAAATCATCAAAGCCTTGAGTGGAGTCCTCTGGATTCTCACTATCGATCATAAGATAAGCAAAACAATCATTCTGATTGCAATACTTAGTTACAATCTTTTTAGCCGTTTCCGCACCCTTAACATCACAACGAAAAAACACCATCTTGCCAGACTTCTTCTCACTACTCCAATAGTAGGCTGGCTTTCCCTGTAGAGTTTCATGATGAATCTTATCAGTAAGATAAACCATTCTACGAGAACGAAAACCTGAGGTTCTCCAGTTGAAAACATAAAGCTGCTTAGTCTTTTTAAACTTGTAATCAAGATCAGACCCGCTACTAAGTTCATGAACATTACCTTCTGGATCAGTCCATGAAGCTCCAGCGGTCCAACCGCCAGCAAGATCACTAAGGCTGTAGTATGTGGTGTAAGCGTCTACTAGATTTGTGCAAGCCTCAAGTTTTTTAGTCATATCTTCCTTGAGGGACAGATAAATCTGTTGAGTCTTTTCCTTGAGCGTTTTGATCACTTGCTTAGTATACTGCAAACCTTCACGACTAACGTCCATTTCAAGTTCGCCAATATTAAATTGGATTTCTAGATACAGACCAGCACCCAGAATTTCCTTGACTAGATGCTTCCAATTATCAACATCTGCCTTCTTGAAAGTACGATTCCACTTTTGGATAGCACTATTGTCAGTTTCCTTCTCTTCTCCAACAATCTTATTAGCATCCACAGGATACGCAATATTTCCCATAATAGCAATTAGACCGCTATTAGGCCCATTGTATGAGCTAGGATATTGATTGTTGTTGTTAGAAATTCGACCAATTTTCCAGCCATCTCCCTCAATAACAACATTATTATATGAGTATGAATGGTCTTGCATACTACTGTCAGTACCGCCCTCAATAATGGGCTTCATCTTAAAATAGTGATAAATCCTCTTAGACTTAAGAGTGAACTCATGATAGTCGTACTGCTTAATAGCAAAACTAATTTCTAGGCCATTAGGTTCATTAGTATCTGTAATACCAAAAAGATTCAGACTAGGAACACCGCTTTCATCC